CTTCCTGTAATAATGTCTCCATTGCTACATCAGCGTAATGTGAATATGTATTAGGGACTTGTGTATCATTCCATACGCCCCAGTATTCTGTAAAAGGTGATATATATTTAGAATCAAGTAAAGCCTTTGCAACTTCTCTCTTGTTTAAAAAATATTTGTAAACAAAATCTGCTAACTCTTTTGAGATAGCTCCTTTTAAAACACTATATTTATTTTTTTTAAATGACATTTTTATTTCTCCTTTTCTTTAAAAGTTATTACCATAACCAATCTATATCCTTTTTTAGGAAAAAAATGATAATGAGGTAAATAATCAAATAAAACACCTTTATTTTTTTTAGGTGTTATTTCTTTTAATTTTTTGTTTTTGTTATTTAATATAACAGTTTTAGAATTTTTATCACAATCATTTAAATAAATTAATATTTGTTTGTGTTCATAATCGTGATCATAGTGAACAGGACATTTTTTTACAGAGTTATTAACTGTTAAATTTATTGCTGCTCTATATATCTCAGCTTCTTTTATTTTAAATTTAGAAAAAATATAACTAAAAACTCTTAAAAAATTTTGACAATGAATTGACTTGTATCTATCTTTATTATTCATTTTTTCTTTTCTTTCAATAATACAATGTTCAAAATAGAAGTCTTTTTTCTTAAACTTAGGTGTGCTATTTATTTTAAATACAAAAGAAGCTTTAGTTTCTAATATTAAATTATTAATTATTTTTAAATCATTTGGATGTATCACACTATTTTTTTCTACTATCATTTTAATTTATTTTTTCTAATTCAAATCTATTATTTAATGCTTTTTGATTTAACGCAGGCACCACTCCATGTTTAAATTTTATTAATGGTACATATAATCTATCTCCCTGAACATATTTGCAACTTTTTGGTATATCAATTTTATAATCATCTAAAGTCCAAGATAAACTTGGGTGACATAAAAAATGTATTGACTCACCACAAAACCAAGTAAGTTTTGCATTTTTATTTACGTGACTATTTAATAAATCATAAATTAATTTATAAATTCTAATATTAGTTTTATCTTTATAAAGATCAGTGGGTGCATCATCAAAAAATATAGAGTCAAATTTTCCTAAATTTTTTAATTGTTCTTGCCAGTAGCCTTTAATTATATAGACTTTGTGTTTTTGTTTTTTTGCCCACTCTTCCGTTTCATTTATTAAAAAAGGTTCTATTATAGTATGTGATTTAATATTATGTTTTTGTATTGCATTTGCAGAATAACCTAAACCAAAACCTATTTCTAAAACATGACCTCTAGGATTTAATTTTTTAATTAAATATTCCATATATGGTTTTTCCCACTCCATCATAACTTGAAAAGGTTTACCTTCTAAAGATGGATCTATAATTATTTTTTGATTATTTTCGTCTTTAGTTTTTTCTAATTGCATATTAAAAATAATTAAAATTTATTAAGAGTCTTGTTTGTTCATCAGTGCAATTAACACCATAGTGCATTTCATCAGTGTTAAAAATTACTATTCTATTTCTTACAGATTCTACTTTTTGGTTTTCTATCATTGTGTATCCATTGTTTGAGTTAACATAATATATAGCAGTTTTACATTTAAACTTCTGATCTGTATGTGGAATTCCTTTTGTATGTTTATCTTCTGAAGTTTTTAAATTTGCTTTTGCTCTAACTAAACTTTTTATATTTAATTTTTTTATAAAAGGTTTAATTAAATACATATAATCAGAGTTAACCATACCTCCATCAATTTGATTATAAAAACAGTGACCAAAATGAAAATTCTTTTTATCCTCTAAAGGATGATCTAAAATTGATTTTTGAAAAAACCAAGGAAAGTTTCTATCCATTAATTTTTCCTCTATAAAAGAATTTTCTTCTTTTTTTAAAAAATTATCTATTATTTTTTGCGGCATCTAAAACACTTTTTGGTATAGCTTGTGCGTTCCAATGTATAAATCTAAAAGGTTCATATCCTATATCAACCGTATATTGATGTGGCATGTAGGATGGAAAAAATATCATTCTTCCAGGATTAGGTATGTAATGAACACGTGAAGATGCGTAAGAAACTTTGTTTTTATCTTTTTCCGGTAAAAGATTCATCATATTACCTGATCTAGGATCTTCAAATAGAGGTGCCGATGTTTTTTTACTTCCTTTTAAAAAATAAAAACCAGACATGTGACCATTCCAATGTGTATGTAAAGCGTGATGTCCTCCACCATCTTTTGCAAACTCTTGCACCCACATTTCAGTTATAAATACTTCATAATTAGTTAAATCAAAACCCATTTCATTTAATAAATTAGTGCAAGTTGCACCAACATAATTTTGAAATTCTATAAAACCTTTTTGATTTATTAAAGAAGTTGAATGATACACAAGACCTAAATCTCCTTTATCTCCCATTTCTTTAGTTCTTTTTTTCTCAATGTGTTTCATTGATTCTTTAGAAGAAACAATGAATGGATCAGATGCTTTATTTAATTCATCTACGTATTCTGGTGCATCTGCATACCAAATCGGGCAAGACATACTCTATGCCATATATGAGAAGGAAATACAACTAAAGAACCTTTGGGTAGTATTTCATTACATTTTACAATATGTTTTTTACCAGGCATACCATTTCTTAAATCAAATTCTAACTCTCCACCTTGATATTTTTTTGGATCAGATAAAGAAACAGTAACTGATAATTTTCTAATTTTACCGTGTGATGGAGTATTGGGTTGATTGTATGGTTTGTCCCAACTATCACAGTGCCAACCATAATATTGACCTTTTGAATATTTTGTAAATTGACACGACTCTGACCAATCCCACTCAAAATTCCACCCAGCTAGTTTATTTGCTTTATGAACATAAGGTTGTATTTCTTTAAATATCCATCTATCGTTCATCCAAACAACATTAGAGTTTCTTTTCTTTTTTAAATCTTTAACTTGTTTTTCGTTTAATTTATTTTTTCCAAACTCTCCAGTAACGGCCATTTGATCTTTTAACTGATGACCTAATCTTACAATATCATCACAGATTCTTTCTGGTATTACAGATTGGAAATACCAATATTTATAGTATAAATTCATTCTTTTTAATAAGAATTTACTATATACATATTTTGATTAAAAATCAATAATTATTCAGCAGTAGATGTCCAACTTGAAGAAGATGGATCCCACTCAAAAGTATTAGGTGTGTCTTCCCAATCGTGTGCTTTCCATTTTTGTGCTGCATCGTCCCAATAAATACTATATTCAATTCCATCACCATAAGTTGTAACACTAGGATAAGCAACAGGGCCTTGCCAATCACCATTATCGTCTAAGGTCCAATTAGCAAAAGGTTGTGGTTTTAAAAATCTGTCATTGACGTCATCATAAACAAAATTATGTCCAGCGTATTGTTTTCTAAAATTATTATTATAGGATGTTTGTTTCCAAGTCCCTCCACTAAAAAAATTTTGACACCATGTTTCACCATCAACGTGCATGTCATTATCTCCTAATTTTCCATTAGAAGTTTCAGTATCATTACTTACTACAACAACTTGTTTTACTATCCAATGTGTGTCTGTTGTAAATCCTGTTGGATCTGTTTCTTGTTCTATTCTACAAAAATGTGCCATTAACTGCTACTCCAATTTCCAGCTTTAACATTAGCAAGGACTTCGTCCATTCTCCAAACACCTGGACAAACTGCTGCTGCAGTAAATGAATTTTCTTTTACTACAACTATACCAGAACCACCAAAACCCCAACTTGATCCACCACCAGCTCCGCCACCACCAGTGTTTGCTGTTCCACTGTGTCCTGGTTGTGGTCCACCATATCCATCACAATTAGTTCCTCCACCACCATTTCCACCTACAACATTTTCAGGAGAGCCACCTCTCCAACCTCCACCGCCACCACCGACGAATGAAGATGCTCCTACACAAGTAGGCATCCAAGGTATACTAGGACTTCCTTTTCCAACACCACCAGTTCCATTATTTGAAGGTCCCGCGCCACCTCCAGCGCCACCTCCGCCACCACCTATTCCTGGGTTACCTGGTCCTGATGCACCACCACCATTACCAAAACCTGAACACGGAAAACCTGATATGTCTCCTTGAGTTGCTGAACCTGCTGAACCTGCTCTTGAAGAACCTCCTCCAGAACCACCAGGGTTACCATTTCTTGCAGGACCAGGAGCACCTGACCCTCCTCCACCGCCACCACCATTTGCTGTGACAGGATTTGATGGGTCTCCAAAAACTGTATTATCTCCAGGTCCACATGAATTTGGACCACCTGCAGTTCCACCACCTCCGATTGTTACGGGGATAGTTGAAGCTGCTAAAGGAAAACATGCAATGTATACAAGACCACCTGCTCCACCACCGCCACCTTCAGGGCCACCAGATCCACCACCAGCAACAACCACTAAACCTACTGTGTTAGGTGCCTGAGCATTACCTTTTGTATAACAACCACTTGAAGTTATTGTTTGAATATTTTGTGCTACACATACTGGACCTGTAGATGCGTTTGGAACTCCGATTACTCCACCATTA